CCCAGCGTTGCATGGTGAGTTACTTGCCGAGGGCCTTGGCGGCCAGGCCGGTGCCGATGCCTCCGGTGAAGCTGCCGAGGGCCATGCCCGCGGCGCCGGAGAGGATGTTGGTCCAGGGGTTCCCCTGGTCGGCCTTCCAGGACTCGAGCTGGCCCTGGTAATTGTTCTGGGCGAAGCCGAGGCCCATCTGGACGGCGTTGCCGGCAATGTTAGTCCCGCCCTTGGACTGGACGGCGTTGAAGCCGACGGCGCCGTTCTGGGCACCGCCAAGGGCGCCGAACTGGCCGACGACGGCGTTGTTGAGCACGGCGGAGATGTCGGAGAGCTGCTGCTGCTTGCGGCCGGCTACGACATTATCGAGGGCCGCGAGGTTCTGGGCCCGCTGCTGCTTACGCTGGTTGCCCATCTCGCCCCGGGCCATGGCCTCCTGCGTGGCGGCGGCGCTCCCGAGGACGTTGCCTCGGGCCGACTGGGCGGAGCGGACGGCCTGCTCGACCTCGCGGGCGGTGGAGTCGTCGAGCTTGGAGCCAAGTTCGTACTCGTTCTTCGCGTCATCCAGGAGCCTCTGGAGCTCGGGACTGGTGCGCTCGTCGTCGACCTCGCCGAGAAGCCGCTGACGTAGAGCCCAGGATTCCGGATCGGCGGCCTTCAGTTCCTCGACCGACTGCTTCACGTTCTCGATGCCGAGCTCCTTGCGCAGCGCGAGCTGCCGGCGGGCGATCGAGTCGTTGCTGTCGAGGAGGATGCCGAGGGCGTTCTTCGCGAACTCCGAATCCGCCAGGCCGTTGAAGTCCTGCGGGTTCTCGAGCTCCTTGATCTTGGCGGCCAGAGTGGCGTCCTTGCCTCCCGTCTTGGCCAGGTTGGACCGGGCGAGTGCCAGGTCGGCGTCCAGGCTCGCCTTATCTTTATAATATTTGCCTCCGGCGTAGTAGCCCAGGCCCTTGGAGGCTCCAAGCTCGGCGGCGCGGCGCAGGGCCAGCGTGCCAAGGTCGGCCTCTACGGACCGCTGGCTCTCTTCCTTGATGTCGGGCGGAGGGGGTGGATCGGAACTGCTTCCCATGGTTCAGCGAGGTAGGAGGATTCTTTCGACGGTTGATGCCGGCAGGCAGGTGACGCGCTGGTTGCGGGTCATCCTGTGGCCGGCGAAATGGGTGAAGGGCTCCTCTAGCGCTTCCCGCGAAAGGAAGTGCCAGAGCATGTGCCCGAGGACGCAGCCGGGCGCGGCGAGCTGGTCGATCCAGACGACCTTGCCGTCCCGGCGGTGAGCCCAGCGGTCTTTCTCGGCCTCGTCGACGGAGCGGACCCGGCGGTAGAGGCCGACGGCGATAATCTTGCCCTCGTGCCTGACGGACGAGAAGCAGCCGAGGCTGATGTGCCAGCGGATATGCAGGTCCAGCTCCTCGGTCGAGAGGCTGCGCAGGTGCGGCAGGTGCTCGAGGAGCACGGAGCGGTATTCGGCGAGCTTGGGCGAGGCCATGGCGATCATCGGACTCCCTCGGCGCACGCGCTGAGCGTGACCCCTCCCAGCGCGAAGCTTCCGCGGCTGCTCGCGGAGACGATGACGGATACCTCGCGCACGGGCTTGCCGACCAACGGGCGGAGGTTCCAGGCCTTGCGGATGGTCTCGGTGCGGTCGAGGCGCAGCGGGATGGTCACCGGCAGGCGGCAGCGCGACCGGTAGATGAGCAGGTCCTCGACCGAAACAGGCAGGCCCTGGTCAGGGCGGAGCTTCACGGAGACGTCGGCGTCGGACCGGCATTCCATGGTCACTTCCATGCGCATGAGGCGCTTGCCGACATGGCCTGCGTCCCAGTCGAAGGACTTGGTCTCGGCGGAACAGTCGACCCAGCCGTCGCCCAGGCCGTCGACGGACGAACGGGGATCCAGGCGCCAGACCCCGCCGTCGGTGGTCATGACCATGGTCTCCTGACGGCCGCCCATGCGGGTGACGCAGGCCCCGGAGAGCATGACGCCGGGCATGGGCCAGAGGCCGGACCACATCTTGGTCTCGGTGTTGAAGGCCAGGAGCGTCGAAGGCTCGGCCTCGTTGTCGCGAAGGGCGGCGAGCAGGTAGTGCTGGCGCCAGACGCCGGCGAAGGAGCCGGAGACCTGAGACCAGTTGATGCGGTCGATGTCGGCACGCACGGGAGCCGACACGCTCGAGGCCGTGCTCACGGAGTCGCTGCGGGAGAGAGCCGAGAGGCTCATGACGCCGAGCCGGGAAAGAAAGAGGACGTCCTGGCCGAGCTGCACGGCGGTGCGGCCCGCGATGCAACCGGCAAGGCCGGTGAGCTTGCGCACGGCCCAGAGAGCCGGGTCGGCGCCGGAAGCGTCCAGGAGCCAGGCGGAATGTTCCTTGAGGACGAGCAGGCCCTGCTCCTGGAACGGAAGGATGGCGGTGATCGGATCACCCTCCCCCGTGCCGATGCGCACGGTGCGCAGCGGACTCCAGGCCAGCGGCACGTCGGCCGAGAGGATGTCGGAAACCCAGAGGGTGTCGGTACCGGCCTCGACCGCGAAAAGCCGGAAGGCGTGCGTCGAGATCACGCTGAAGCGCGGCAAGTCTCCTGGGGGGTCATACGCGGTGACCATGCCAGTCGCCCAGGCACCGTCCGAGAACCTAGCCCAGGCGAGGCCGCCCTGAGGCCGGGCGACGAAGAGCGTGTTGACGAGCTGGGCGAGCTGCACGCGGCCGTCACCGAGCCCCGTGAGGCCGATCGGGGTTTCCTCGAAGCCTTCGGTGTCACCCGGATAGCTGAAGAGAGAACCGCCGCGGCAAAGGATGAGGGTCTCGAGCTCAGGCGTGTCGAACCAGTGGGCTGAGACGGCGGCAGGCTTGCCGGGGGCGACGACGCGCACGAAGCCCGGGCGACGACGGCAGGCGCCGTCTCCTTCCAGGACCATGCCCCTCGCGGCCCTGAGGGTCGTCGGGTCGATGACGGAAGGATTCACGGCCGAGTTCACGGCGGTGAAGGCCTTGGCGCCCGCGTCGAGCAGCGGGTCGTCCAGCGAATCGACGAAGAAGTCAGGCATAGGGCTCCTCCCAGCGGACGGATTCGTGAGGGATGATGGAGACCGAGCCGCCGCGCTGGCCGACCTCGACCGACTTCATGCGCTCGAGGAGAGCTGCGGCCTCCTGCATCTTGGCCTGCGACTTGGCGAGCTGACGCATGTACTCGTAGAGGTCCGCGGTGACGAAGGCCAGGAGGCACTCCGCTCCGCCAGCCAGAGGGATGAGCGTCGTCTCGGCGAGCTCGGCGACCGGAGCCTTGTAGCGCACGAAGGCGGAGGCGCCGGGCGGCAGCGGCGGGAAGAGCATGATCGTCGGGCCGCTGACCGTGAACCTCGGCATGTTCGGCCGGGCGTCGGCCTCGGGAAGGTACTGCGTGTCGTCAGTCGAAACCTCCGCGACCAGATCAGGGACCGACGGCAGCGTGAGGAACTCCCGATAATAATCCGGGCCGAAGGTGGCCGTCTTGAGTCCCGTGCGCCAGAGATAGGCGTTCCAGACCAAGGACCAGCGGTTGCGCAGGAAGTCCCTGGCGATCTCGCGGGTCGGATCGTCCTCCATGCCGGCGAGCCGGCAGGCGTGGTCGACTATCTGTCCGGCGTCCATGGTCAGCGTACGCGGATGATCCAGCGGATGGTGGCGAACGGCGGCATGTTGTCATGCGCGGCGCCCGACCCGACGGCCGTGGTGTTCGTCGCCGGGATGTCGAGGGTGTGGGTGTGGCCCGGGTCAGTCGTGGTGAACCGGTCGGGGTCGTCGGCCGGGAAGGCGTAGGCGGGCGTCTGGTTGTAACCGTTGCCCCAGATGTCCTCGTCGGGATAGCCGACCTGGGCCTTCTGGAGCACGACGTTCGCGGAGATGCCGTGGCGGTGCGAACCGGAGGTGGAGGTCGTAGCGACGGCCGGGTCGACGACGTGGTTATGGCTCGGCATCTGTGCCGTCGTCAGCGTGACCGAGGAAGTGCCGGCCGCGGCGCCGATGGTCGCGGCACCCGGAGTCCGGGTCGCCCCGGTGTCCAGGCCAAGGAGCGTGCGGCCTCGCAGGTCAGGGATGCCGAAGGTGGTCGCACCGTCCCCTGCTCCCCACGAGGTACCGATCGCGGCGAAGAGCGCGGCGTAGCTGGTGCGGGAAAGCACCTGGCCGTCGCAGGCCCACCAGTTGGCCGGGATGGTGGTCCCGGCGTAAGGCACGACCGAGCCGACAGGCACGAGCACCAGGGATGAGATCGAGCTGTTGAGGCTGTTCGTCGCCTGGGTCTTGTAAGCCGTGAACTCGTCCGAGGCCACGGCGCCGGCCACGGAGACGTTCACCGCCGTCATCGAGGCGAGCGCGGCCGCGTCGAGGACGTCGCCGTCCACGAGGTTGGGCCGCTGGATGGTGACCGTGACGGGCATGGATCAGGTCGAGGGCTCCTGCGAGGGAGGCGGCTGCGGTTCCTGCCAGGCCTTGTTCACCTCGTCCTTGGAGAAGAGGTCGCCGGTCTCGCGGTAGCGGGAGCCCTGGCTGTCCTCCAGCTTGGCGTAGCCGGCCATGATGTCCTTCTCGAGTGACGGGGCCTTGGAGCGGCCGGTGTCGGTGTTGGCGAGCGAGATTCCCGTGGGCACCTGGACGCGGGTGAGGACGATCGGCTTGTCGCGGTCGGCGACCGCGCGGACGCAGATCACGCGCAGCTTCGGGTCCTCGGACTCGTATTCGTATGTAGGCATGTTCGTCAGCCGGTGACCCACCAGTTGCCGGGATCGCCAGCGACCTGGCTGGCGGTCACGCGGAGGATCTGGCCGGAGGGTCGGGAATGCAGGGCCGCTCCGGTTCCGTTGAACAGCGCCTTGTTGACTGCGGTGAAAGTGACGGAGTTGCAGCCACGATTGACGACCTCGATGGTCGCGTGGCGCGGAAAGTCGTCCGGCACCCTGATGGTCCAGCCGCGCGCGTCATAAGGCAGGACAACCCGGGTCGCCGCTTGGACCGTGGGGATCGTGATGGTGCCGCTGTCCCCGAAGGCCATCAGCATGAACCGGCGGATGTTGACCGGCTGGGTCACAAGGGTCGCAGGCCGGGTATGGATGCCAGCGATGCCTGTGAAGAAGTCGTCGATGTACTGCCAATTGTTGAGGGTGGCGAGAAGAACGCCGCCGGCGTACAGGTCGATGCGGGATGAGAGCGCGGAAAGCTTCACCTCCAGGTCGACGAACTGGGAAGTCGTGACGCCAATCGTCCCGATCTTAACGGTATCCGCGTTGAACCAGTAGAAATCGAAGCCCGTGGTCGTACGCTTGATGGTCACCGCGCAACCGACGTAGGGCGTGTAGCTGGAGCCGGCCGGCACCCAGCCTCGGGAGGCGTTGATCGGCGCGCCGAAGCCTACGGTGCAGCAATCTCCGGCGATGGCAGTCGTGCTGCAGAATCGGAAAGTCAGCCGGCCGCCGTAGTTCCACATGTCGTTCCATAGATCCTCGGGAACCGAACTCGCGATGGACGGACGGTCCATGGAGGTCGAGTCGGACATCCGGATTGACTGGGCTGCGTCAAAGTCCGTGATCAGGGATACGCTGGTGTTGCCCGGGGCCGTGAAGGTCCAGTCGGGCTCCGAGAATACGGTGGACGAGGCGATGAGGTCGACGCGCTTCGGGGTTGCGGCCAGGATCTCGGTGACGGCGCCGGCGCCGGGGTTCTCTACTCCGATCATCTCAGTAGACCTCTTGCACGGTGAGCGTGGTGGTGCCGGTCTGCGCGACGGCCTGGACCTGCATCCGGGCGGCGCGGGCCGTGTCGACGGTCATGGTGCCACCGGGCTGCAGGATGCAGACGCCGTTGGCCCATGTGAGGGTGCCGCCGGCCTCGCCGATCTTGAAGACCGTGGGCTGGAGGCCTCGGTTACTCACGATGAGCGCCGTACGCCGCCCCTCGGCCGCGATGGACACGGGGGCGGTGCCGACGGTGAAGGCCTGGCCCATCAGGCCAGCCCTCCCATGTCGGCCTGCTCGGCGGCGCGCATCATCTCGGCGTCGTCCTGCGCGCCCTGCTCGCCCTCGGCCGCCTCGGTGTCGGCAGACTCGGTCATGGGCTGGCCGTTGGCGGTGGCGAGCTCGAGCGTGACGCCGGACTTGCCGACGGAGCGCACGGTGGCGACGACCTGGAGATCCACGGTCTCGCCCTCGGTGGGCAGCTGGCCGTCGACCTGGAGGGCCTTGGCGGGGACGTTGACAATGCAGCGGTTGCCCGCGGCGGGCTTCTTGGCAGAGGCGCCGGAGGGAGCCATGCCGATGAGGAGAGCAAGGCCGTTGGCGGCCTGGGATTCAGGGGATTTGGGCATGTTGGATTTGTGAATGATGTGTAAAAGGGGTCCCCAGGACCGCCCGGATGGACGGCCCCGGGGATTGGATCAGGAGGCGCGGAACTCCGTCTTGGACTTGAGCGTGATGCCGAACTTCGGGTTCAGCACGGTGCTGCCCCAGTACGACTTCCAGCCGACGGTCATGAACTGGGCCAGCGGGTTGAGGCTGTCCGGCTTGTCGTTGATGATGATGGACGGCTTGAACGGCGAACCGCCCAGGCTGGCCATCTTCGTCACGCCGTAGGCCTCGGAGGCCAGGCAGTAGGACGAGAACACGGCGTCGGCGTCCGAGTGGTTGGTCGTGTAGGTGCCTTCGGTGGCGCCTTCGACGAACGGATTCGTGTGGGACACCAGGCGCACGCCATGCAGGTCGCCGATCTCGTTGTTGAAGAGCTTGTCGGCGTACTGGTAGCGGACCATGTTCTGCCACTCGGGGTTGTTGCGGATGTCGCGCTCGACCTGCGGCGGCACCACGAGCACGAAGGCCTTGCCCTGGATCGGGACGGCCTTGTTCACGCGGAGCTGCGTCGCGGCGTCCAGGACGTCCTGCGGGGTGATGCGGGCCGACGCGGCGGTGCCGGCCTTGAGGGTCGCGAACGACGTGTAGCCGCCGGCGTAGCGCTTGTTCAGGCCGGCCGTGAGCTGGTCGCGGATGATGCTGTCGGCGTCGAGCGCGCACTCCTGGCCCATCAGGAAGATGGTGGAGTTCATGTAGTTCAGGAGGCCGACGTGGTTGACGACGTCGGTGACCTTGGCCACCTGGCCGCGCTGCGAGAGCGTGACCTCGACGGACTGGTAGGTGACGTCGCGCGAGACGGTCGGCGCGACGCCTTCGGTGAGGGCGATCGGGGCGCCCGGGCGGGTGAGGTCAGCCTCTTCGCGGCGGAAGAAGCGGACGGTGCGGCTGCCGATGTTGCGCGGCAGGTCGCCGTCGCGCGCGAACTGGTCGAAGACCAGGGTGTGCTGGGCGGTGGTGAGCAGCTTCTTCTCGAAATGAGGGCGGAGCTGCGTCTGGATGAGGGAGGTGTCGAACATGACGTTCTAAGGGATGAGGGAGGGAGGAAGGATGGGCTGGAGGGTTGCGGAGAATGGGCGCGCCCGGCGCGTCAGGCTCCGTCCGCGTTGAGCATGGCCCTGCGGAGGTGGGCTTCCCGTTCGGCATCGCTCATGTCGTCGGGGGATCTGCGCGAGGAGGCGTTCCAGCCGTTGCCGCCCTCGACCGAGGTCAGGGAGCTGAGGCGTTTGACCTCCTCGCGCAGTTTCTGGACCTGGAGCCGGTGGGCGTTCGCCTCGATCATGAGCCGGGCGATGCCTACCGCTGCCTTGAGTCCGTTGGGATGGCTCCTTGCGATCGGACCCATCTCCTCGTCGTTCACCAGGTCGTTCGCGATCTTGACCACGGGGTTGCCCGCGTCGGCCAAGCTCGGGTCCTGCCTGATGAGGGTGTCGCGCACTTCGGCCCAGCCGCGCTGGAAGGCGGGCTTGTCGAAATGCGCGGCGGGATTCGGAACGCCGTCGGCCTCCTGCGCCACCTTGCGGGCCTCCTCCGCCTTCTCGAGGGCAAGGTCGGCCATCTTGTGGTCTCCCTTGTTCCTGTAGTCGCGGGCGAGGTCCTCGTAGGTCTTGCCGGGGTCCTTGACGCTTCCGGGAGAAACGGGCTGGCGGGCGAGCTGCTCCCGCTGGCGCCGGATCTCCTCTTTCTCCTCATGGAGCCTCTTCCAGGAGCGGTCCAAGCGCGCCTCGTCCTTCTGCTTCCTGTCGACGGCCTGCTGGTACGGGGTCCGCTCGGGCGGAACCTCCTCGTCCTGCTTGGGTTCGTCGGCCTTCGGGGATTCGGCGGCAGCGGGCGCCGGGGTGTTCGCTGCTTCCTCCTTGGGCTGGGTCGCTTCGGGCTTGGGCTGGTCGACGGTCTCGGCGGTCACGCCGGCGTCGGCCTTCTCCGCGAGCTGCATGATCGCCGACGCGTCGTCGGCGACCGTCTCGGTCGCGGGGCTGTTCTGTTCCTGGTTCTGGTCCATGGGTGTGTCTTGCTGTTGGCCTGGGTTCGGTTCGGGAAAGGGACGTCAGGCCTGGCCGTCCTCCCCGGACAGGTCTCCCGCCCTGCCGGCCGCGCGCCGCTGCCGCGCGCGCCCGGGGCCCGCG